AACAAGACGTCGTTTACCTACGACGTGAAACCGACCTCGGGGGCTGATTCAGCAACAAACCCGCGGCTCAACGGCACCGGCTATCTCTCGAGCTTCAGCGTGCTCAAGGGTGGCTTCGGCGACGTGCCCGAAGTCGAAGTCGAAATCACGCCGGGAGGCGCGCAGCCGGATATCCAGGCGGACATCACATGAGCGAGATCAAAGAGCAGTTGCGGGCAGCGATCCTCACACCGCGCCCGCTCCCCTACGAGGATGTCGTGGTCCCCGAGTGGACCTCGGAGAAGTTTCCCAAGGGCGTCAGTGTTCGTATTCAAGGCCTCAGCGCTGGCGAGGGCGAGGCGCTCGCAATCGAAGTAACGCGCATTGATGCTCACAACCAGGTCCACGCGGATCGACAGAACTTCCGCGCTCGCCTTGTCGCGCGCTGCCTGGTGGACCCCGCTGATGGAACGCGGCTGCTCAAAGATGAGGAGGCTGCACTCCTGAGCCATCAATCGGGTGCGATCCTTGAGCGGCTCTTCAAGATCGCAGCACGGGTCTCCGGGATGGCGCAGAACTTGGAGACCGTCAAGGGAAACTGATGGCGCGGCCGAGCCGAGTCTTCGGCTACCGACTCTGCCGCGACCTGGGGATACTGGATGTCGATGGGGCGCTTGATTCGATGAGTGGCCCCGCATTGCTCGAATGGCAAGCCTTCTACGCCCTCGAGAGGGACGCTGAGGAGGAAGCCTACAAACGCGCGAAGGAGGAAAGATGACCGTAGCGGCGCGTTTGCTCGCCATTCTCGAAGCCGAAACCAGCCAATTCGATGCGCGCTTCACGGCCTCCGCGGTCGTGGTCGACAAAATGACCCGATCGCAGACTGTCGCCCATCGCGCCACGACCCAAATGCGCGCGGGGCTTCAAGAACTTTCGATGACCGCATTCGCCGGCGCCGGTCCCCTGGGCAAGCTCGCATCAGGGATTGCGGAGATTGCCGGAGGTTGGGCTGCGTTGGTGGGCGGTGGCATTGGCGGCGCCGTCTTCATGTGGTTTGATCATCTCACCAAGCAACTCAAAGAGGCGACGGATCGGGCAGACGAGCTCGGCGGGACCGTGCGACGCATGGCGGCCGAGCGTCTGGGTTCACCACTGCTCAGAGCGTTGAGCGAGAGCGAACCGTTCCAGAAACAGGCTGAGGATATCCAAGACCAGATTAACCAGCGCCTTCGGTCTGTTCCCGTCGGTGGGACTCTCTCCAAAGAAGCCCTGATCGCAGCGGATCCGCTGCTCAGTCAATTGCAGCGTCAGCTTAACGACATCAACAAGATTATCGAGGAGATCGGCCGCAAGCCCGAATCGGTGCTCGTTGGACTACGCCACGAGCTTACATTGATTCCGCTCGAGCTCGATGACTCGCTGCGGCTCCAGGCGCAATGGCTCGGCCTGGTGGGCAAGACCGCTGATGAGTTCGTGCGCTTGAGTACGGCACTGGCGATCGAGCCGGTGCAGCGTGAAGGGATCCGCATTCAGCAGGATATCAACGACTTCCTATTTGGGAATGCCGCGAAAGGCATCGCGCCCTTCGCACTGTCCCCCGACATCGCGCCCTTCGTGTCATTGGCGAAGGCACAGAGCGCTCACGACATCAACGTCAAGCCAGCCTTGGAGGATGCGGCCGGCCTGCGCCGCGGCCTCAGTAAGAACGATCTCTCGAACGACATCGTCAATCAGCTCGTCGCGCAGGAGCAGCAGCGCCTCGCGATCCTCGATCTGATGAATAACAAGACGTTCATGGCTAATCTCGCCGCTGAGGGGTTGACCGACGAGTTCAACGCGATGGTGCGCGCGATGAACAAGACCGAGATCAAGGCGCAGCAGCTCGCTGTGGCATTGGTCTCGGCAGTCACGGGGGCGATCTCCGCGATCGCGAGTGGTGGTGGCCCCGGCTCGTTCCTATCCGGCGCCGGCGGCATCCTCAGTGCCATGGCGACGAAGCACCCCAGCCTCCTCCTTCCCGGAGTCATTCTCACGGGATTCGGTAACATCTTCAGTCAGTTTGATCGCAACGAGGAGCGGCGCAATCAGCGTCTCATACAGGCGGTGCAGGATAGCCTCCGGCCGTTGGTCGGGCCCGAACGGATAACGGATCTCACGGCCAACAGCCGCGGCCGCGATCTCTCGCGGCACGACTCAATGCGGGACGAAATGCGCGATGCGGTGGAACGCAGCTCGGGAGGTAGATAAGTGGGCCTCATCCTCCCCTTCTTCGGCGTCGATAACCATCTGTCGGTCACGCAGTACTCGGATGTCGCACTGCTGGGCTACGAGAATGGTGTGGCACAGACGGCCGGGCTCGAGTTCCGCGTCGCCGACGGCCGCCGCAGCCCTGGCGGGTGGACCGGCATCAGCACGAATGTCGAGTACATCCTTAAGTGGACCAACGGCCGCCAGCGTGGGGCCGATTACTGCGCGATCGATCGCGGCCATAACCTCTCGCGGCTGATCTATGAAGTCTCCGATGATGACTTCACCGGTCTCCCGCAGCTCGTCTTCGATATCACGTTCCCCACCGCGAGCATGACGGGCGCGGTCGACGATCCATTTGGCGTGCGCACCGAGGAAGCGGCTTGGATCAAAGCCTTTGGCTTCCGCGCGTTCAAGTACGGACGATTCCGGATCCCGGCGATGGGTGTCGGGCTGAAGCCGATGTTCCGGGCATATACGGGGCTGTCCTACCGGCGCGCGCGCTACGATTTGCCGTTCATTGACGATCGCAATCATCTCAACGTGCAGGAATGGACGACGCCGGCGGGCGTCCGCGGCCGCGGCCAGGCGGCGGTCTCGCGCCAGGGCCAGATCGATTTTCAGATGACGTTGGAGAGCCTCGAATATCCGACTTTCCGCGATCACATCATCAACAAGTTCGGCGGCGATTTCGGGAAAGTCGGCTCGCCGATGTGGATCATCCATGATGATCAGCAGGCCGATCGTGCGGTACTGACGATGCGCGCGGGTGGTGGTGAGATCGGGTCCATCGTCACCGGCGAACGCCTCACGCAGCGGATCGGCTCCCTGACTTGGGTCGAGCACGACCCCAAGAAGAACTGATGGCCATCCCGCGCGAATCTGAAATCATGCTCCGCTTCGGTTGGGGAGCACAAAAACGCGCCGGCGTGTGGGTGGTGGGCGGCGCGGGACGCGGGCGTGTGGAGGAGCTCAAAGAGGTCTTTACGCGGGCGGATGCCACCACGTGCGCGACCTATATCGATCGTGATGGCACGATCCGCCTCGCGTTGCCGAATATCCCTCGACCCGAGTGGGTCGATCTCGATGGGGATGGAATTCGAGAAACGCCAGGGTTCCTATTTGAAGGGAGCCGCAGCAACGCCTGGTTGTGGAGCGATGACCAGACGAACGTGGCGTGGCTCTCGAACGGCCTCTCAAGCGTGGTCGGTGGTGATCCTGATCCGATGGGTGGGACGACTGCCTGTCATACCGTCGAGAACGGCATCAACACGTCGCACATCGTGGGACAGAACTTCGCGAGCGCGACCGACAACACGCGGCAATCGATCACGTGGCATGCGGCGAAGAAAGAGCGGACCTGGGCCGTCATCCGGAGCTTCCCGAAGGACGGCGTGGCGAAATTCTCCTACGTGAATCTTGCCACCGGCGCGAAGGGAACGATTGACCCCTCGCACGATATCACGGTCTCCTCCATCCTCAAGAACGGCTTCTATCGGATCACGATGTCGTTCGACGCGAAGTCGGGCGCATCGACACCTTCAGCCTGGATCGGTGGCGCGACGGGCGATGGCGGGATCATCTTCGTCGGCGATGGGGCAAGCGGGATCTACGTCTGGCGTGGCCAGCACGAGAAAGACGTCGCCTTCGCCTCGAGTCCAATCAAGACGACTACAGCTGCGGTCACGCGCGCTGCGGACAGCCTCGTCATTCCGTTCAATTGGGGGACCACCGACCTGACCCTACAGGCACGGCTTGCACGCCCTGTCTGGGCAGATGCTGGTGCTGCAGTCGATATCGGTGGCCCACCGGGCATTTTCCAGTTCGCGACCGGTGCGATTCCGCAGATCCGAGGGGGATCGGTGCAGGCTGCACGGCAATGGTATGGGTATATCGATACAGCGGTTGCCGACAGCAACTTCTCAACGGCCATCCTCGCTGGCATGTCACAGATCATCACGTGGCAGTTCAAGAATCTTGCCTCAGCAGGACAGGTGGCTGCGGCCGCGGATATAGCTGGGGGATTCGGAGCATTCGCTTCAGCGGCAACGGGGTTCCTGGCCTATGGGGGCCAAACCCTGCGCATCGGTGGGGCTGGCGCCGGGCAGGAACTCTATGGCGTCCTGATAGACTTCGTTCCCGTGCGCGGTCTCTTCCTCCCGACCGAAATGCTCGCCGCCGCGTGAGAGTCTCGAGCGGTGGCGTTGTTGGCCTGCATCCGGCGCTGGAAGCCCGCACACGGCGCGCCGATCGCACCTCGGAGCTGGTGGCCGAATTGCGCACGGTCGCGCGTGCGGCGATCAAGCAGACGCAGACAGATTTCCTCGCCGCCGATTCCCTGACCGGTCTAACGGTCCTGCCTGAGGGGATTGTACGGCTCACCGATGTGATCACGACGTTGATCACGAAGGCTGGGCCGCCGAACAACTACTTCACGGGTCTGGATCGTACTGCGCCATTCGACACGCTCTTCATCCAGTGGGGCGGCACGCAGAGCTTCGACTTCGAGCTGCAGCGGCTTAAGATCCATATGCACCCGCGGATCAGCGGCAGCCAGCGCCAGGAGGTCGCGTTTTGGAAGCTCGATCTGTTCCGCATCGTGCGGATCTCCGGGACGTCCGCGGCGCCGCGAATCGAGCTCGCGCAGCTTTGTGACCCGCTGAAGGTCCCCGTGCCCGACGGCGCCGCCGAAGGCCTCGTGACGTTCGACTTTACCGGCCGCGCCGATCGGCCCAGGCCCAAGTTCGCAGGGCTCGTCGTGGAGACTGGTGAGCCGCTGATCCCGGTCACGATCGGCTTTCTGTATGCATTGAAAGCCGACGGATCGTTCGCGGCGAATGCTGGCATCGGTTATGACTCGACCACTGAACGCGTGAACACCGGCGGCAACGTACTGACGAGCTTCAGGCTCACCGGCATAGACAGCAGGGGGCTCTACATTCCCGGCGTTGGGGGCGCCGGCGGGCTCGGGCCTAGCCTCGGTACGCCGATCTGCACCGTCGAGACAGGCACCTATACGAGCGCGAAGATCAGCTTCAGCGGCGGTGGCAATAAGGCAACGCTCGTGCCCGCCGGGACGCCCACCGGCGACGTCGTCTTTACCTGCCAGGGCCCCGTTCCAGAGGGCTGCTCCCTCGTCGGCAAGGTCCTTAAGGACGGCGGTAATCCGGTCGTCGATGGTGATTGGGTCACGTTCTTGGATGGGCAGAAGAACACCGATCTGGTGAACGTCTCGAAAAAAGCCGCCTACGAATTGCGCGCGGAGCTCAATACCAATGCCGCCGGCAATCAGAGCCCGCAGCTTTGGAAGCTGGCAGTCGAAGAGATCACACCGGTTGATCTAACCGGCCTCGCCGAGGTTGAGGATTATAGCTCGGGCGTCGATCCGATGGACTGTAAGGGCGAGATCGCGCAGCTGAAGCTGCGCATTGTGAAGGATGGACCCTATCGCGACTTCCAATCGCTGATCGAGAACACGATCAGCAGCACCGCGCGTAAGAACCTCCAAGTCAGACTCTACGTCGGGGATCGTTCTCTCTCGCGCGACAAATGGCTCCACAAAGCGGATTTCCTCGTCGAGGAGCCGAATCCTGACGAGCACTCGATCCTGCTGACCTGCCTATCCCCGCTCGCGCTGGTGCGGAGTCTCTTGCCAGCATATTCGCCCGGCGTCGCCTACCATCCAGATGGGACGCTCTCGACCGGCGCGTGGCGCGACCAGGTTGGCGGCACGAACCTCCATCTCGCGATCGATGAAGCGATCGCCGATGAGACGGACTGGATCCAATCCAACGCGGCGGCAGGCCTCGATACCTGCCGGGTCTCGCTATCAACGCCCAGCGACTCAGCCGGGCGCCGGCACATCATTGAGTACGAGTACTTCAAGGATGTAAGCGGTGGCGCGCAGATCAATCTGACGGTGCGGCTCAAACAATCGAACGTCACGAAAGCCGCGAACCTGCACACAGATATCGGTCCCCTCGCGGTCACTGGCAGCTTCGAGTTGACCGATGCGGAAATCCAGACGCTCACCGATCTGCCCAATCTCGAGCTCGAATTCGAAAAGAATGAGGTCAGCGGGGCGCCGAGCCGGCGCGCGATCGTCACGTGGGCGCAATTCCGTCTGGGCGGCAAACGCGAGGGCGTGTCCTACGTCAACCAGACGCGCCGCGCGGTGCTCGCAGATCTGCTCCAGAATCGCCTGGCCATCCCCGGCCGGCTGCTCGGTCCTGGCACACTCGACCTGAACGACACGACGACGCTACTCACCAAGGCGCTGGTGCCGCCATCAAAGCGCCTGTTTGAGCGAGAGAACCTGACGTCAAAGACTGAGGTCGATGCTGTGTGCCGGATTGGCTATGCCGGTCCCGATGGCCGCTCGGTCGCGCAGGTATTGATCGAATCCCAAGGGCGGCTCAAGGTGATCGATCTTGATGCGCCGCGCGCCAATCCGATAATCTTCTGGCCCGACGAGGTCGAGGTTGAAGATTGCTCGCCTGGACTCAGTCAGGCGACGCCCGAGTTCTTTGCGAAGTGGCGTTGGGATGTCGCGCGCGGGGATTTCACTGATGAGGTGCGCGCCAAGAACGACGCCGCGCGTGATGCGCTCGGCGATCTCTTTTTCGAGCAGCCACGCGAGCTCGATGAGGAGGTCGGCAAATACATTCAGGATGAGGCGACGGCCAACCGCGTCGCGTTCCGCCAGGTGGACTACTTCGGCGCTGCCTATCTCGACTGGGGGATCAGGATTGCCTACCCCTACCCCGAGGCCGAAGAGGGCGACTTGGTCCTCGTGCCTACGGAGAAGTTCTGCGCCTTTGATCCGATCGCCAGCCGCGCGCTAAAGGGCAAGCTCTGGGTACTGGGGATAATCCGCAAATGCCTCGACGGCATGGGCCATCGGTTCCGCATCTACCTGCGCGGCTTCAATGACATCTTGGGAACGACCGAAGCAGCGCGGATGCTCGGCTTTGTCGCGCCGATCGTCCGTGCTGTTGGGCTGCACGTCGATGATGGTGGCAACGTGGTCGCGAACATATCCGTCACCGGAGGCTTGGTCGTCCGCGTAGCTGTTTCGACGGCGGGCGAGCCTTCCGATGCCACGACGCGCGTTGCGCCGCTGCAGCTGCTCAATGCCAACAGTCAGCTGACGACCGCTACGCTCGTCAGCATCATCCCGGGCCAGATCGCATATGTGAAAGTCTTCGCCTATGAGCGAGGCGATGGCTCAGGCGCGGAATCTTCACCCGTGACCGCGGTGACGCCAAAGGGCACGCGTAAGCGCGCGTTCGTTTTCGATGATGGGCTCTTTGTATTACGCGCCGGCAATCCTACAGGTATTGCCGCCCACTCTTCGGTGCAGCTGGATCCGGCCAATGGCGTGGCCGAAGGGGGCACGGTCTACCGGATCTATCGCCACCGCGAGGAGATTACGGTCAATGGCGCGGATGCGGACGGCGACGTCGCCGTCTCCTTTTCACTGAGCTATCAGAATCCCCCACTCATCATCCTCCGAGGGGGCCAGTACCTGAGCTTTGCCACGG